ATAGGATAGTATTTATAGTGAGGGTAGGGCGACCCTCGGCATTCAGCTTGGCTTTATCTTGTTCTGACCACTGCTCCCCACGATAGAAGGCATCGCATTTCTTTGCCATCTCAACATATTCAGTATGCCCAGCGTCACGCGCTCGTGTATACCGATACCATTGTTCCGATGCTACGGCATACGCCTTCTCGGTCTTACTTTGTTTCGCCATTAGTACCCTACCGAGCCTAGATTTGGAGGCATCACACCTTGTTGTTCGCGTATTGGATCATATGTTTTACATACGCATGATCGCCCATCTGGGCCATACTCCAAGTCAATTCCCGGTGCTATGCACATTTGATCTTCGTTAAATTTGCAATCCACACACGCGCAGTTATTTTCTGTAGCCATAGCCCAATCCTCGGTTTGTAATTCTAGTGCCAGATTTTAGATATGGCAACATGTTATCTTTTATGTATGTTTCTTGAGCGGCATTTGTCCACCGCTCTGCATTGTTATCAGGGGCGAGGTAACTCCGTGTATACGCGTCCTTTCGGTGGTTATTCTCGAACTTCTGCAACGGGTACCGATACTCATCACCGCCGTAATTCTCAGCTAGGGTTCTACGGTAGGTTTTCAGATCGTTATTTCGCTGCCACTCATCCCGCAGCCCATAGACGTCGTTTGTCATCTTGGCCCATTCTGGATTACTTCGGATTGTATGCAGCATATCCCCGAGAACTGCAGCGTCCAGATTACCTTTGATTCGGTCATCGTCGAGGTTTTCGATATTAAGTATATACCCGTCAGTATCATTCAGTATATTCCCATCCTTGTCTGTCGCTCCTGGCCCTTGCGTCTCCATGACTGTACCGGGATGTAGTTTCATTTTAGGGTATTGGTATCGCCCCTGGATGTTAATATCCTTAAGAAGTTGGAAATTAGCTTTGTTCCGAGAGATAGATTCGTTTATCTCTCGCTCCTGCCGGGTGTTATCTGGTGCTATACCTAAACCGCTCATGCTGTCATTGCGTTTTTACGCCCTCGTTGAAATGCTTTAATTTTGTCACGCCAGCTTGGTGGTGCTTTCGCTAATGGAGCTCTGTAGATCCCAAACTCAGCCATCATCAACCCGATCCATGCTAATGCATCGACCTGATCGTCATGAACCCCGTTTGGGAATCGTAATAATTCGTTAACTAAAGGTACGGTGAATTCCGAGTGTTGGGGGAATAGCACCATACCTTGCTGCATACGGCCTTGGATCGCTCGGGCTCGTACCATTTTGTCGCGCTTACCGGGGCGCAGATCCTTAAAGTAAGCTTCGAACAAGTTACGTTCGCGCTTACGCTTCTCTAGGAATGGCCCGATAGCCATCTCAATGTGACCTCGCTCGACACCGATTACTTCAGGACGCCAAGCTTCGTACATGTCTAACATCTTCTCGACGATGTCGTGCCCGTTCCAACGACCACGTTCAACATGTAATAGGTACATCCGGTCGTCTGGGGCAACGCCTAAGACGACTCCGACTGAGTAATCGTTCGCTTCACGCTGACCAATAGCCAGATCCCATGCCGCGTATATTTTCATCTTATCTCGTGGCGGTTCCTCGGTGTAATACCGCATCATCGACCGCGTGAAATATTCACCCTCGTCTGCCACAGGGTTTTGTTGGTAGAGTGCCGACCAATCTCGTGGGCCGACGGCGTTACGTATACGCTGGAGACTCGCCAAGTCATACCTTTCGGCATGAAGTGGCTCCCCCCGTTTTCTATTTGGCTCATCCATTTCAGCCAGTGCTGGATACTTGATCACCTCCCATATATCGCCGGTTTTCTGCTGGGATAGCAGCCATCCGGCTAAGTCGTCATCGTGCCACCGCGTTAAGATCACCAGCACCCCTCCGCCGGGGGCCAGTCGCGTGTATGCTGTTGAGGTGTACCAGTCTTTAACACTCTGCCGACCCGTTTCCGACTCAGCATCTTCTCTATTTTTCACAGGGTCATCAATAACCAGGATATGTGCACCCTTACCAGTGATCGCTCCACCCACACCTGCTGCAACATAGCCGCCGCCTTGGTCTGTCAGCCATGCTTCGGCTGATTGGGAGTCTTTATCAAGTCTTGCTTCTTTGAATACTGTTTGAAATGTACGTTCACGAAGAATCTGCCTAACTTTACGGCTAAATGTCATCGCTAGGGAGCCTGAGTAGGAGCAGGCTATAAATTCGTGTTGTGGGTTACGGCCTATGTGCCATGCGGGGAAATAAGTAGACGCCAGTAGGCTCTTACCATGTCGCGGTGGCATGAATAGCATCAGTCGTGGTGATAGTTTGTTAGCCACATCCTCTGAGAACTGTTCAAGACGGTCGCAAATGTCTTTATGCACCCATCCCGCCTGATAATCAGGGAAGAATCGCATGACAAAGGGGAGTAGGTGGCGTTTGGAGAGCTCTCGCCGCGCTAATTCTTGATGCGCCGCTTTCTTAGTGTCAATCTTCTCAACCTTAGCAGCTGCTTTGACAGCTTGCTTGGCATCCTGCTTAACCTTACCCCGTACGGCATCGCGAGCCATCTGAGCGCGTATGGCTTTAGTCGCTTTGGGGATACCGCGTGTGGCTTTAGCCACAGCAATGGCTTTCTTCTCTGGTTGAGTGCAGTCGAGGCACACGTCATCCTTAAATAACGTGATCTTGCTTTCTTTTTTGCACTTTATGCAGCGCTTGAAATGAGTTCCGCATCATCGAGGCGTTCTAACTGCTCGACTTTGTGGATTTGGACACTCTCGGTCTTCTCGGCTTCATATACACCGTGCATTTTACCCAACTCTCTAATAGCGGCAATCTCCTCAGTACTGTTAGCAGACTTACGATGGGCTTCATACAACATAACCGTAAGGTTGTCCCTAGTCACCTTAATAGCTGACAGTTCTTCATCTCTGAAGTGTTGGAGTAATAGCGAAATTTTATCTAGTCCCATCAGGCGTGAGCCTTCAGTGGATGGGTGGGCATACCCTGCAGCTTTAGCTGATTGGATGGGGGTCAGTCCACGCAGCACATATAGAACAAACTGTTCCTGCTGGACGGATAGGGGGGATATCTGTGCGTGGGGGTAGCACGACTGTAGGTAGGCAATGTCACCTGCGGTAATCATATAGTCTCCGTATTGGGCATAAGCATAGCTTATATTAGTATATATTGCAATAGCTAGTATTCCTAGAAAAAATTAGTCAGAAAAAAATTAGTCAAAAAAAGTCAGAATTATTCTTGGGTCTTGGGCCTTCTTATATATGGATGTTTTGGTATTTGCGCCCCCTTCCCCGAAAAGCAAAGATCAAGATCCGAGATCAAGATCAAGATCTGGATCTTCGTACCTCAGCTCCACGAAGTGTTAATTGGTGTTCTCTTTGGAACATAACATAACAATTTAATTGGAGTATCACATGAACAACTTACTTATTCGAACTCTCAATGTCTTAACGTACTTAACTATGTTAGTCATCTATTTCATCCTCGGCTACGTGCTTGGGCGCCTACTTGGTGCCATGATCGCATTAATAGGCGTTGTAGCAATCATACCCATGATCTGTGTATACGTGTTCTGCCTCTCCTTCGTTCTTAGAAGAGACACCGAGATAACTGTGCTTGTGTAATGCGCCTAACACCTGTTAAGCCTGCTTAACACCAACTACAAATCAGCCCCTGCATTTCGTAGGGGCACAACTGGAGTAACAACATGAAAACCCTATCGTTATCAATTTTCACATTCATCGCAGTCTTCTGCGCAACAATCATGATCCTCGATAGTAACTGGGGCTTAGCTCTAGTTATTGGGTTCATCTTGGGTGTTTATATAAGACTTGTGCAGGTGGAGAAAGACCAGGACATTGCACTTGAGGCAATGGCTGCACGGTTTGTGAAAGATCAGGCTGAGTATGACGCTGAGTCTGATCCGTTTAAGGATGTGGGCAAACCACCATTCTAAGATAGTAGCTGCGTACCGCAGCTACTCGAAGTGTTAATTAGTATCAGCCTCTGCATTTCGTAGAGGCACAACTGGAGAATAACATGTCCAAAATGGGACAACACGTTTTAGAAATGCACGAATCACAGGATGTGATTCACGTAACCATCAACCTCGATGAGTGCTACGGCGCTGAAGAGGCACTGCTGATGATGAAGATGATCGCGTCTTCATCTAACGTCGCGTTCGTGCGCGATATTGCACCAGGGCTATCCTTATGGGTTGAGCAGTTCTCAGACGGGGACTTCTGCAGCTTCATAAAGTTCGACTGGGAACGCGAGTCCCTGTTAATAGATGCCTCGTCGCGAGTTCGCGACTTAATATAAGCTGTACTAATAAGCCCCTGCATTCCGTAGGGGCATCTTTGGAGAAACAACATGAACACTTTCGATTTTGATACATATTCCGACATCCACAAAAGCCACTATGGGGTTCGTCCTCGTGGTGAGTGGTTCGACGCTTCACCTGCTGAGAAGCAGGTTATGTGGGATCAACTCATGGAGGCGAACAAACCTCTTGATCTCGAACATGCCGTAGCAGGCATGCTTGAGCTGGGGGCGGGTGACCGCACTCAGGCACTGCGCTGGGTGGAGGAGTCTTACCACTCCCGGGAGGAGTACATGGAAGCGTTCCACCTCCCTGGTTGGTAAGGGGAGTTCACAGGGCGCTAGGCACAATGCTTAGCGTCCGTTATCGTCCATGTAACATCCATTAACAACAGGAGGCACCACCATATGAACATATTAGATCAGTTGGTTTTACCACTGGTAGCCATAATAGCGGGGTTGGCAATCATCGCAGCACTAATTTACACGGGAGACCTCATACTTCCAAACTAGGTACCAGGTTGGTACCATGTTGTATTTTCAATCTGGTACCTCTACAGGCCTTACCAGCCGTGGCCTCCAGAAATCGGTACCATGTGGTA